GATAAGGTCGCGGGACTGCTGGCCGGAAAACTCCTGGTCGACGACGATGTCATCCCAGGCACCCTTGCCGTCATAGCTGATCTTGCCCATGCCGCAGATGTCCTCGATCAGGGAAACGACCTGTTCCGGGTCAGCGTTGGCGAAGATCGCAGCAATGGCGCGGATTGCAGCGGCATCGGACTGCTGCCTCTGCTCATCTGTGGCGCCGGCTTGGCGGGCTGCGAAAATGACAGGTAGGCTTTCCAGCGCCGGGCCGATGAACTTCATAAGCCGGACCTGAAGCTTGATTGCATCGGTGGCAAGCGCTTCGCCAGACCGGAAATACCGATTGCCGATCTTCTTATCAGCCATTGGGGATCTCCGGCATCCATTCGCCGGTCCACAACACCCATTCGCGCTGCGAGGCGTTCTTGCCCTTCTGATCGTCGGGAGCCTTCATGATCATGCACTTGTCGGCCGTGCCACCCTCGCCCGATACTTTGTCCTTGACCGAGAAGGAAAAGAACGTGGCATTGGCGCCCTTGGCGCGCATCGTCTTGAGCTTTTGATGCAGAAAACGATGTGTCGGGCTGGTGTGCTGGAGCTTGATGCTGATCTGTGCCGACTGGTCGGCCGAGATCGAGAAGATGGATGAACCATCCGCGCCCACAAGCCCGGTGCCGACATCTGCACCTTCGGTGACGGAAATGGCATCATCACCGTCCCAAAGGCCTTTCACGTCCCGCCTGTCGAGCGTGGCGGAGACGTTGATCATGGAATATGCGCTGGTCTTAGCCATGGTCTGCGCCTCCTATTAGAAGTTCATGAAATAGTTGATGGTGGTATAGTGGATCGCACCCGCATAGCGGAACTGCACCGTGATTGCCGGGGCGATGCGGGCAGCGCGCTGGCTACTAGGCACGTCGAAGACCGACGGCACCGTGATCGTGAAGGCTGGCGAATAATCGCCGTTGCTATCCAGATCAAGCGCAATGATGCCAGCCCGCGTTGCCTGCTGCATGACCGTGCGCGCTGCCGAGGCAATCGTCTCCATGCCGGCATCGGTGAACGGCACGCGGGCATTGTTGAGCAAGATGCCAAGCGCTTCTTCTTCCGTCCTGGCGATGATCCAGTCGGTGGCGTGGATTTCATCAAGGAAGACATTCTCAGTGAGCGTGGAGCCTTCCACCACGAAGTTTTGGCCGCCGATGTCGATATACGTGTTGGCCATATGGCCGGCGGCTTCAGACTGTCCGATGCCAGGTGTAAAGCCGGTAATGGCGGTGATCTTGGACGATCCCAGATTGACCGCGGCGATACCCGGCAGTTCCTTGAACTTGGCGGTATAGGCGGTGTTGGCGTCGTCGAAGTTCCGCGTCGACATATAGGCCGCGAGGCTTGCCGCCGGGAACATGGCCGCATTGGTATGGTAGAAGATACCAGTGCGGTCGAATTCGTTCTTGTTGCGGGCTGCAACGGCGGTGGTGTCGGCCGGGTTTTCGGTTGCCGCCGCGTTGCTGTCGATGATGGCTAGCTTCGGCTTGGCCTGCACCCACTGGATAAGGCCATCGATCGCCGCGATGTCGCGCAGGGGCGGCGTCACAGTGATGAAATACCAGTCGTTGTCATAGGTATAGAGCAGGTCAAGTTCCGACTGCAGTTCAGACGCGATCGGCGTGCCATCGAGTGCCACATAGCCGACCTTGAGTTGAATAGGTCGCGGGTTCTGAGAGAACGCCGACAGAGCCGCCTTGTAGGCATCGGTGGTGCTGACCCAGTCCTCGGAGACCTCATCCATTGAGGCATAGAGCTTGGTGCGGCTGGTGCCGTCGACCTTGCCGGAGACTGCCACGGTGGAGAGGATCAGTTGAGTTCCGAAGCCGCGACGGCTCGGAAAATTGTCGTTGCGCGTCAAACTGACGTCGACGACACGATTGTACGGCAAGGTTGCCATATCAATTTCCCTTTCTGTTTAGGAGATAAAGCCGTCAGGCTCGGGTTGCTTCGAAACTTGTTTCTTCGATCACATCGATGACAAAGCCGTCCTTGGTCAGGCCGTGCAGGATCACGTCCATCTGCGCCCGCGGCTGCCATGCGTTGTTGATCCATTCAGGCACGTTGCGGATCTGCGAAACGTCGTGAATGACCAAAGAGGGCATAAGCGGCTCCTGGACTTGAGCCAGCTTCCACGCGCTCACAATCGGCCGCAGGACATCGGTCGGATTTGCGCCATAGGCGTGCACCGAAAACCGCCACTCCTTTTCCAGAACCGGCATTGCCGTGATCGGCGGGAGGTCTGGGCCGGGCGGGTCAGCGCCTTCGGAATATTCGATGTCCTCGGGGTGCTCGTGCAGCGTCACCGAGCCGGTGAAGTTGACCATGATATGAGGTAGCGCCGGTTCTTTTCCGCCTTGGTGCGCCTTGATCACCGTCTTGCTTGTCTTGGCCGCGATCCACCGGACCAGCGAGGAATGCACCTGATCGTCGGTCATGGCGTTTTCCTGCCCAACGCGGCGCGATAAAACCCGCCTTCTGGTCTTGGCCACGCGAACAGGACGCGATAGATGATCGAGCCGTCGGTGATCAGATCATCCACGGCAACCGCGCTACGGGTCCACAGCAGCCAGCCGGCCTCGGTGCGGATGCCTTCGGGCATGTCCTTCAGCGCATTGCCCGACGCCGGAAAGATGGCGGCACGAATGGTCGTTGCTGTTGCGGTCCCTGCCACCCAATTGCCATCGGCGTCATAACTGCCGGCGGCGCGGGTGGTCAGGGTGACATTCTTCGCCTCGCCATCAATCGCGATTGCAACGTCGATCATTCGTCCACCTTGTAGATAACAGCACCTCGCATCTCGCCGCTATCGATCAGTGGCTTGGACGATCCCTTGAGCGCGATCGTGACTGGACTGTTGGGCGGGCTCATCAGCGCAGTGATCTCAGCCTGGATATCGCCCTGTGCCAGAATGCCGAGCTTTGACAGCACCGTAGAGAGTGATGTCTCGCCCCGAAGGATTTTGACCGCGCTCGTACGCATCGCCGATTTGTAGGATCCTTGGTTGTTCCGCATGGCGTTGCGCATGAAGGGCCGCTCGGGGATCGGGCCGCCCCAGCCGCCACCTGATGCGCCGCCGCGCGTGCCGAACTCGTTCCAGACGGCCTTGCTGATGTTCATGCCATCAGACGCGCCAGCCGGGAAACCGACTTTGACCTTCTTCGGCCCGCGGATAGCCTTCGGCAGCGGATGGATCTGCTTCCGCACCACCTTCGCCGTGACGCCCATCAGACTGCCAGCGCCGCCGGGAAGTTGAGCCGCATCAGTGCAAGATACTGCTGCCCGTATGTGGTCGATGCAAACCCATTGCCTACGGAACTGTCGGAGGACGATGCAGGAGTGGCAAACTCGACCTCGACGTCACCAACCTTGCGCCGCTTGACCGTGCCCGTCCCTGCGCTTCCTTGGCCCGATGTGGTGCGGGCCGGCTCGCCTTCCATGGTGAGGTTATGGGCGGCGAGCAGCATTTGCGCCCGAGCTCTGTCCCGTTCAAGCCATGTGTCGCCGACCTGGTCGAACGCCTCTTGCAGCACAAGATTGACCAAGGCGTCGGCCACCGGCACGAATTCCGGATACCGGGCCTTAAAGGTCGTGGCAGTCGGCGTGGTGTAGGGCATCACTCTGCCTTCTGGTCTCTCGGCTTCGCAACAATCTTGGTCGGCTCTTCGAGCTCGACGCCAGAGCGCTCGCGAATGCGGGTGGCCTGTTCAGGCGTCAAATCCATCTGCCGGGACATGCCCGACTTGATTTCAACGACGCCTTCGACCCCGCGCACCTTCTGCGGCACGGGGCTGGTGTTTGTGACCTTCATGAAAACCTCCATTGAGATGCCCGGCAGTTTCCCGCCGGGTCAGTGGGTTATTCGGCCACGTAAGCGGTTTGCTCTTCCGGCGTCATGGCCTTGAATGCATCCGCATCGGCTGCGCGCATGTTCTTGCCGACCTGATTGCCATCGGCGCCGAAGATGCCGAACCAGCCCGCAGAAGTCTCCTTGACTTCGAACGGGCCAACCGATGCAGATGCCTTGTCGCCGTCGGCAAGCTGGTCACGCAGAGCGGCGTTTTCCTGGTTTAAGCGGTCGATCTCAGCGTTCTGGCGTTCGAACCCTTCACGCATGGCATTGAACTCGGAGGCCGGGATATAGACCCCATCCTTGCCGTCAACGCTCGTCACAGTCACCTGAGCCGCTTCGGTGGCCTTGCTGTCGGGATTGGCGACATAATCGCCGTCAACCTCA